TAATGTGGTTGTGTTCAATAGCCTGACTAAAATTATGACATCCAAAACATACCATTGTTTAATTCTTACAATGTATATTGAGAAAAAATTTCATCTTTTACATCAATTTTGTCCACTTGGTGAAACATTGGTCTCGTGTTTATAAATTTTCATAACTTTTTATATCATAAATGTGTTTCAATATTCTTGGTAATTTAATTATACCATCAAACGCTTGCGTTTGATGGCGGCACCGCAGGTGCTACCGACAGGGGCAAAGCCCCTGTCGGCGGCCGCGAAGCGGCTACCCACCCTTCGGGTGGGCGCCAACATGGCCTCCGGTCATTGTTGGTACCATTTAGTTTCCAAATTGTTGTTGTTTTAGACGATCAGTTAAACGTTTATCTTCCACGGCACGTTGCCTCTCCATTTCCATGGCAATAGAAGCGGTTGTTTGTCTTTCTTTATGATTATCACTTCCAGAACTCTTTACAGGGGTGCTGATATCAAGATTTGGCTCTTCCATATTATAAGACTCTTTTTCATTTTGCGAAGTGTTCAAATCTATGTCGGTATTATAATGAGATGGATCGCCGAAAGTAGGAGGAGTGAGACCCATACGGGGGGAGGGTTGATGTTGATTTAAAAACGTCACTTGCCTTTTACCACCAAAGGAGGTAACACCAGGCGCTTCACGGATGCCGCCTTCGGCGGCGGTTGTGCCTTTAGTGTCAGGTCCGCTGAGATATGAGGCGTTCGTTAAATTTGACAAAGATTTAGATTCCCAAAAAAATTTAGACTGAATTTCTTTTATCCATTCATAAATTTGTTCTCCTTTCAACATTTGTTTATAATTAAATTCTGGAAATTCAGAATTTACAAAATATTCAATCAATAAAACTGGGACAGTTGTAATTTTATGATCTAATATTATAGACCTAACTGTTTCGCTGTCTACGTTTAACATAGTCATGCCAGTGATAGTTGGTAAATCTAAAGGTAACTTTGAAATAAAACGTAACAGCGCTTGGCATGCGGGTGAGTATTGAGAATAACAAAGAACGCACAATTTTCTATCCATTATATTTTCCCATACTTAAGTTATATATAACTTAAGTATGGGAAAATTTATTACTTTAAAAAGACATAACCCTTTCTGTCTTTTTAAAGTAATAAATTTTATTACCATCTGCGGCGCTAGCCGCAGATGCCGCTACATTAATAGTTAGATCCCTCTTTGTTCGGCGTATTTAATAAATGCTTTATTAAGAACGGGAAGAACACTCATCGAGGTTGTTAATGCATAATAGGACATGTCGGCGATTAGTTTTATTTTTTTATCACATACTTTGCTTAAATTTTTAACACTTCTGAAACCGCTAGCACACGCCTCCTGAATAAAAATCCATTCTTCTTCATCGGTTACAATATAATTAAACGGGAGTAATTCTTTTTCAATATCGGATAATTTGTTAAACATTGTTAAATCTATATTCGAGGTTAGCAATATGTCTGATAAGTAATCTCGACCCTGTTTCTTTCTTTCAGCGAGGTTCGCCTGATTAAAAATGTCTGCTTCTGCAACAGCTTCCATTTCTTCAAGATCTTCATCTTGAAGATCTTCATCAGGATATTCATACTCGTCAAAGCCTTTATCGTCTTCATCCTCTTCAACTTCAACAGAAGTTGAATCATCCGTCTCAAAATCTTCATCTTCGCCTTCATCTTCAAAAACTTCGGTCGTCTCAACTATAACATCCCCTTCATCTTGCGATGTTAATATACGATCTTCATCTTCGTCAACGTCCGTTTCTAGGTTATACCAGTATTCATCGTCTTTTTCATTAAGATTTTCTTTGGGCTCCATATTGAATTTAAGTTTTATGTATTCAACATAAAATCCTTTATGTTTAAAATGGTTAACGAATTTCAATATCCTGTTGGTTACCTTGAAATTACAGATTTCGATCAAAATACAGGTTTTCTTCAAGGAAATCTTGCACAAACCCCCACTCTTGTCATGATTCAAGCGGGTTTTTGTGGTGCATGTGCACGAAGCAAACCCGAATTTCAAAAACTAGGAAACGAGGTTCTTACCTCCGTGTCCGCCGTCGAAGGTGGTGGCGCTTCAGCCCAAGGCGAGAAGGTGGATTCAACGACGATGTCCCATCCCAGATTTAATGTCATGACCATCCAACTTGATGGTGAAAGAGAAAGCGAACGTATGTTATCAAATATTCTTGATAAAATAGCACCAGGGGTTACAAGCGTCCCTGTGTATATTTTGTTTATTAAGGGGCAGAAAATATTTTATGAAGGTACAGATCGTTCTGCCTCTGCTTTAAAAACTTTTGTAACTCATCATTTAAATCAATTTAAAATGAATTAAACCTGTTTGTTTTATTATTTACCACCGAAGGCGGTCCCCCCGAACTTCGTTTGTTTTGTGTTGTTTTTTGATTTTTAGGATGAAAAATTATACAAATAATAAAACTATGTCGTGTTATATATCTGCTTATGATCTTACCGATACTTTAAAGAAAAAAATGTTAAAAGAATTAATACTTTCGTCTGATACAGGTGGCCAAGAATCAATAGAACTTTTTGATGTGGAACACGAAAGAAAAACGAACGAAGGAGAGCTGATACATCTTCCGTTTGCATGGGCTCGGAATAATTGTGATATCAAGAAATTGTCGTCTCTACCATCAAACGCTTCGCGTTTGATGGCGGCACCTGCGGTGCTGCCGCCGCCCGCCGCCTTCGGTGGTGAAAAACAAAACCCTGATTTTCATGGAAATTTACGTCCAGAACAAGTTGATGTTAATAATAGTGCGTTAAAAAATTTAGAAGAAACTGGTTCTGTTATTATTTCAGCCCGTCCAGGATTTGGTAAAACAATTATTGCAATTAATCTAATATGTACTTTAAACACTCCTACTTTAATTTTTATTAAACAGGTTGAAATTGTAAACCAATGGAAGACAGCGTTAAAAACGTACGCTCCTCATAAAAAAGTTGTACACTTATCTTCAACTAAACAATATGATAAAACAGGCGACGTTTATATCGTAAATCCTATTTTATTCAAAGATGATAACAATAAATTCTTTTTTAGTTACCATAAATTAGAAACGTTGCAACGTGTTAAATGTGTCATAGTTGACGAACTGCATCAACAAGTGTCGAAAAAAACGCATAAGGCGTTTTTTAAAGTATCTCCAGATTATTTAATAGGCCTTTCTGCCACTCCTTATAGACCAAAAGACGACCCCTTAGGTAAAGCTATTTCGTTGTTTTTTGGTGATCGTTGTGTAAAAACAAGTTTTTATAGAAAGCATATTGTGTATTTAGTTAAAACTCAGTTTAACCCTCCGTTTAAAATTAATAAAATAACAAAACAAATTGACTGGAATTTTATTTTAAATGAACAGGCGTTGAACAGAGAGAGAAACGATTTAATTGTAAATATAATTAAACAAATTCCTAACAGAGTTTGGTTAATTTTAGTAAAACGTGTTGAACATGCAAAAATTTTAAGTGAATTATTAAACGAACAAAACCTAGATAATTGTACTTTTACTGGAGTAAATAAAACGTTCAACAAGAATACAACAATTCTTATTGGAACAACAAGTAAAGTTGGAACCGGATTTGATCACGCTCCGATAGACGCATTAATTGTTGCGTCGGATTGTGTAGAATACTTTGAACAGTTTCTAGGGCGGTGTATGCGCCGCCCAGACGTCGTTCCGATAATAATTGATTTTGAAGATAAAAGCAAATTATTTAAGAAACATTTACAAAATCGTATTGCAGTCTATACAACATATGGGGGGGTAATTAAAAGCGAAGCGGATCTATCAACAGCCCCGCGTTGCGCCGTTTCTGTCACCCCCGGTAGCACCCCCGAAGGAAATCCCTTACCATCAAACGCGAAGCGTTTGATGGTACACCCTGTTTCCGAAACAACGTCACCGCCAAAAGTGGCATTACCTCTGGTGGAAGGACCGTTTGTAAAACAGGCTGTTTTGGGGAATATTAAAATACCCACTAAATTTCACATCCCTTCTTCCGAATCACCGTCTCCGCCCTGGGAGGGGGATTCGCGACAACCTTTAAAATTTTAAATCTTTAAAAACTTTTGGTTTACTTATCTATTAAGATAAGTAAAATTTTCATTTCGTTCAACTTCTAAGATTTTTTCGCCTCTGGTGTCAAGAGTTGAACACGGTGGGGCCCTCCAGGACTGGTGGCGCCACCGAAGGTGGCAAAGAATCACCGCTTCTAACGGCACCCTTAGCGATGTCTCATAAAAAATAAGGAGGAGGAGACGCGCCTGATGGTGGGGCTGAAGCCCCCACCATAGGGATCGAACCCATTTTTTGGAATATTAAATACGGGGATGATATTGAAAACAATTCTCGTTCGTCGGTGTGTTGTGGTTCTGTTTGAGTCGCAACATCTCTTGTTTTATTCTTTAAAACGGGAGGTGTGTTTTTAATATGGATTTTGTCACTAATTTTGATCATGTCGTTTGGAAAATGTTGAACAATTAATTCTAGAATTTTAAGGTTCTCACACTTTTCTTTCGCTATTTCTAGAATCGTTTGTCCATGAAATGTCCGGTACCAATTAATATAGGCATGAATATATACATTTTCTTGTTTCGGTGTTTTATGATGTTTTTTGGTTTCCGGTGGTGAACTATTAAAAGACATGACACCAGGCGCTTCGCGCCCGTTGGCGGCGCCGAAGGCGCTACCTTCAGCGCCTTCGTTCCCGGGGCATCCTGTTTTAATATGTTCAATATCTGTTATAAAAATTTTAGAAAGTAAATCATAATTGTTTATATTTTTAACTAAGACGTCTGTAAAATCTATATATTTATAAATAATCCAAAGTAAATGTTTAACCTGAAGTAATAGAAGATTGTGTTTTTGTATATTTGTTCTTGATATTTTTTTTACTTCATGACCCCTTGCCATCGCACCATCAGACATAAAGTATCTGGTGGTACCAACAGGCGCGAAGCGCCTGTTGGCGCCGCCGAAGGCGGTAGGGTCAGAGGTTTTCTCTGGAATTGATGTCGAATCATCGTGGTTTCTGACAAATTTAGAAGAAGGAACGAGGCTGCATGCTATACAAAGGTCTGTTAAATGATTCTGATAAAACCCTTGCCAAAGTTTCCATAAAAAAATAAACAAAGGGGTGATATCTATGTTATTAGATTTTAGAATTTGAATTCTTTCAAAATCAGAATCTGTTGAAAGAAGTTTTATGATTTCATTTTCGCTTATCGTGCATTTTTTACAAAGAACAGATTTGGGTGAAAAAGAAGAAAGTTTTGCAAAGCGGGGAAGTATAGTTGTTTTGGAACAGGTAGTGCATTCATACATTTTTATTAACAACTATGGTTCTTTCAAACTACTTTGAAATCCTGAATTACCAGAAATAATATCATCTCCGCCACCTTTGGCGGCACCAAAGGCGGGCGCAGAAGTTTTCGAACGTTCTTGTGAATAGATTCTGGAAGAGGGTGTTTGCTCTGAACCATCTCTGGAGCCTCCACTATTCGAAGCCGCGGTCGACGAACCAACTATTCCGGATGTAAAATTATTTACCAACCCCAAAAGATTTGTACCAGAATTTTTAAATATTGTTTTTGTCATCACAAAAACTGAGGTGTTCAACAACATCATCATACCAAGCCTGGCTTCTGGACTCCACTGGGATTCTGTTTGTTTATTTTTCTTTTCTGCGATTTCAACCAACAACTGATCATAAGTGCTCATTTGTATAATTTGTTGCTGTGCAAAACCGTCCATGTCAAAATTAAGTTGACCTAACAGTACTTCACAGACCATAACGGCTACCATCATATATCTTTTCCAGTTATCAACAGTTGTATTAATTGCCAATTTTTTGGTTAGCATATCATACTTTTGTTTCATTATTTTAGGATCTGAATAAACGGTAAATTCAGGAATGTGGACAGTTGGATGCATTCGCCTTAAAACTTCATATTTAAAATATACCGCATTTCTCTCTTTTTGAGTTTCTTCGTCTTCTTCTGCATAAATGTCCTTATCTATAATAATTTTTTTCTGTTTTTGTAATTCTTCTAACGAAGGAGGGGTGACGTTGCTTTCATCACCAACCCCTCTGTTATCAAACGTGCTCCTTGAAGTAGCCGCCCGTTCCCAACCTGTTTTTAAACGATAATTTTTATCATTTCCACCTAATAATTCATTAAGCCGATTAACAGCCTTAATATTTTCATTGTCGTGTTGAGATTTATTTTCATCATCTTCGTCAACATATAAATCCTTATAGTCGTTATGTTTATGTCCTCCGTATTCGGCGGTGCCGCGGGCGGCACCGGGATCGTAGGTGTTTGTCGGGGAGGTGGTGCCGCGAAATCTCAAAGTGTTGGGAGTTTCGGAGGTGTAGCCGTGGAGCGGCCGCCCCCGAAGGGGGTCGTCATTTTGGGGTGGGCGCGAAGCCCCCATATCCGAAAACCCCTCCGAGGCTCTACCGTCGGCGGCCGCGAAGCGCCCTGCAATGACAGATGGCACCGCCTTCGGTGAAGGTTGTTGGTTCCGAGTTGACCAAAGATCCTGATCGTTGTCAAAATCACTAGACGAAACCGATCTTTCGACATCATTAAGCGAACTGGCAGTGATCGACGCCTTTCTTGATATTTTATCAACATTTTCACTAAAGAATTTTTGATTGACAATAGAACCCATCTCGTCGTCTGATGGATGTTTCTTATTAAATATATCGTCGTCTTCATCACTGTCTCCTTCACGACGCGCCGGAGACAACAAATTCGAAAAAGATTCACGGCGGGTTGTTGGGCCGCCAACATGGGCCATGTTGGTAAAATCAAAATCTTTATTTACATTTTCCCAGGGCAAAGAAATTTCAGATGGTGTTCTATGAAATCTCGAAGACGAGTTGGATCGCTTGGTGCCACCGCCGTAGGTACCACCCCCTTCGGGGGTGATATTCTGATCCGTTGGGTCTTCTCCTTTCGAAGATGTAATTTCATTTTTAGGCACTTCGCGTTTGGTGGGAGGAGATTTTTTAGACAATAAATATTTAGTTTTATTTGTCGGCGAATGTTTATAACCTGTGGCCATCTGTGTTTTTTTTGAAATTATTTCCGAAGTTGGCGAAGATCTTGTTTGTAATTGTCGGGGTGAAGGTGTCCTACCGACAGGGCCGGAGGCCCTGTCGGTGGCCGCTTCGCGGCTACCGTTTCTGAAGGTTGAATCAATATCTGTCATAAAGGGGGTAGGGTGTGAAGCACCAATGCGTTGGTTTTGTTGCGGTGGTGTATAAAATTTATTAACAAATTCTTTTTTAATTTTGTTTTTATTTTCTAACAATTCTAAATACAAAATTGGCATTCGGGTAAAATCTCTCTGAGGATACACTTTGTGATGTTCGGGTAAAGGGATTTTTGTAAATTCAATTGAGCTCATTTTCATCTACTACCTTTAATGCCTTAACTCGTTCTTTATTTCAAAACGTATTGTTCTCAAAAGAGTAAAAATCTATAAATCACATAGCAATATTTAAAACGTCTTTATCTTTTGTATTAAAATTTTATATTAATTCTAACCGCTTCGCGGCCGCCAACTTGGCCTGCCAAGTTGGCGGCCACTCTTCGGGTGGCCGCCAACTGCGGCGACAGGTGTAATGGAATGGTAAAAAAGTAAACAAGTAACTTCTTAATCTTTAATAAGTTAAAACTCTATGGTAGTCTACTACCACAGTTTTTTAAGTTGATTTAAATAGTAGGTTTTATAGATAAAAAAGATGGTTAAACCGGAAAATATACCTTATTGTGTTGCAAATCAATACGTTATTGATTTTTTAACAACAAACGGTCAACAAGAATTAATTGATTTGTGGAAAGAGAAAGCAAATCTTCAAAAATTTAAAAAACGAATGAAATTACATAAAACAGAGTTGCCGAAACGTCCTAAAAGTTCTTTTATTTATTACTGCGATGTCATGCGCCCCATTGTTAAAAAAGAAATGGAAACTCAAGTAAAACAAGACCCAAATTATAAAGAAGGAAGTCCGGTAATTATTAATATTCAAAAAGTTACAAGTGTGCTTGGAGAGCGTTGGAAATGGCATGAAGATAATTTACATATCCCTGCCGAAATGGAATTATCCGAACAACTAAAAGATTTGGCAAGGCAAGATCAAGAAAGATATCGTAAAGAAAAAAGCATTCTCACAAATACAAACAACACAAACAAACAAAAAGACACAACCAACCATTTACGATCTCTTTATCTATTTTTTGGACAAGAACAACGTTTGATTAACCCCTCTATTAAAATGAAGGAAATCGCAGCGTTATGGCAAGACCAAAAACATGATATTTCATTACTAGAACGATACAAAAAAGAGTGTAGCGCTGCCGGTTCTTCTTTTAAAAACCATCCTCCTTCCGCCGCCGGAGAAGTGCCGCCTGCGGAAGTGGGCCCGGATGCCTGAGTGCGTTTCGCGCCCACCCAACCACCACCACCTAATATATTTTTAACCAAAGGAACTAAATGTAGGCGCGACGCGCCTAGCCGTCACAGGCGGTAGCAGCTTCGCGGCCACCATCAAACGCTTCGTGTTTGATGGTATTAAAAATTGATTTTTTATGTATCATAAAAATATCCATAGATTTATGAATAACTATATAATTATGAGCTTCTAAATATGATACAATAGGGCGACTTTTGTCTTCATAATTGTTTTCAAAACCAATAACATCAATAAACATCTTATTAAAATCGATCGATTTTATTACTTCAAACTCTCCTCCTTCTACATCTATTGAAAGATAATTAACCGAAGAAATGTTGTTTTCATCAAAAATGGTTTGTAATTTTTTAGTTGGAACTGTTATTATTTTTGTGGTTGAGCCGGTTAGGGAGTTTTCATATGTTAATCGTTCATGATGCCTTTCATCATAATGATGTTTTAATCCCGATAACATTTCAGTATATCCTGAATTTAAAATAAATTCGGCACTCCCATTTTCATTGCTTATTGCACAATTGATATTAATACATAAAGGTCTGTTTTGAATCAAATTTTTATAAACTTCTTCGTTTGGTTCTATATTAACCCCTGTCCAGTTTCTGTTTTTTTCAAAATATAATGTGTTATTTATTTTAATCCCATCATGTGCCCCCACGTCTACAAAAATCCCATTTTTAAAACCTTTAAAAACATATGTTTCTAAATATTTATCTTGGCCGTCTTGTGAATAAAACATTTTTAACTTAATAGAATAAAGTTAAAAATGTTTTAAGGAAAAATTGAATTTTTAAACGCGTTGTCATTTAAAACAATAACATGTTTTAAATGTACGAGATTGCCATTTCTGTTCCAAAAAGCAAAGAAATAGATACAGTTACACTAGCATACGAAATTGAAAGTTGGCTGCAAGATTTTGAAGCGGAGAATTTAATTTTTGAAACGATTTATACCGCTTTAAACTTTAAAAATCTTTTATTAGAAGAATTTCCTTATGTAAAAATCGACATTATAAATTTACTACACAAAAGAAGGAATGGTTAATAAAATTTAATTATAAACAATTAAAATGATTCCAAACTCTTAAGAGTTTGGAATTAAATAGGTTAAAAAATGGACGTGTTTTTAGGTTAGACGATTTTCGTCTTTTTAGCAGCCTTTGGTTAATATTATCTAAAAATTACTACTTCTAACAACATATGGACGGATATATTGTTTTTGTTTTTCTGAACGCTCCCCTTTAGTTACTGTCATGAGTTGTTGTGAAACGCCGGGATGTTCTCCATCGACTGTGCAGAACGACACTCCCTCTTCTTCACGATATGAAGATGATGTTGGAGGTGCTCTGCGTCCGGATACGAAGGCCCCACCCTGTCGGGGGTTTTGCAACCATTGCATGCGTTCGTCCATCATAGCTTGCCATTTTTGTGGATTTTCTTTATACATACGGGCATCAAAAGGGATGCTACCATCTGGGTTTCGGGTCACGTATGACCCCCATTTAGCTCCATTGTCAACAACTCCATGTCCGTAAACGGTTTGCGCAGAAAATAATTTATTTTGGGGTTTCTTTTTAACCATCCTGAGATTCGTGTTTTTTAAAAATTCATAAAAAAACTCGATATATTTTTATTTTCATGTTCGAAAAAATATTTATTCATTTTTTCGAATATAATGGTTAAAAATTACCAACTTCCCCATATCCTCTATCAAAAAGATGTAAAAGATCTTGATTGTTGCTATTAAAATTGAAAAAATTTGATTCATGACAGAGCTGAATAATATCACATTTAGTCGAATTTCGTAAAACTTTGTCTTCTAAAGACTCTTCAGTATATATACTGAATAATGTTTTTAAAAGGTGGAAAATGTTCGCGGGGGTTTCTTGATATTCATAATCAGGAATGGGGTTTTTGATATAAACTCCTAATGTAGGATTTTGATTCAAAGAAATTGCCAGGTCAACAGGAAACGCGTCTGCGAGCCCCCCATCGATATATAACTTGTTATTAAATTCAACAGGTTTAAATATTATTGGAAAATTACAACTCATATGAATGGCGTCAGTAACTAGCAATGATTCATAATTTTTAATGCAACCACCAGGTTCGAAGCCCCTGGTGGTTGCACCTGCGGTGCTAATATATTCTCTTTTTTTATCTGTTAAATTATATACAGAAAATATAATAAATTTTTCTGTCAATTCGTAAAGGGTTTTCAAAGTTGGAACATGTCCAAGTTTTAAACAGATCATTTTTTCTAGACATGTTTTAATTGGACCAAAATCGAGAGCGGGTTTCCCTGTAACTAACACGTTTAATAAATTAAAAACAGGAACTGTGTTATATACTTGTTCTGAACAGATATATATTAATATTTCAAGAGGGGTATATCCTATAGCCAATAAAACAGAAATAATAGTTCCAGACGATACAGCGACATATGTTTGTACAGTTTCCAACATTCCTTGTTCAAACAGACGCTGCAATGCACCTAGTATAAGAATTGAGTTTGTAGAATTGCCAGACAATACAAGAGTTTTGTATTGTTTGAAATTCATAATTTTTTGCTGTGGAACGTTTAATGTGGTCGAGGGCCGGGTCTTCTGATTGACCACAACATCAGAATGCGTCTCTGCCACTAATTGCACACCCTTCAGAGGCGGACATGAAGCGTCCGTCTGTGGATGTGAAGAAAATATTTTATCAAAACTTGGTTTATTATCAGACGAGGAAATATTAATGTCAAAAGACTCGGGAAATGAAGCGTGCATTATCTTGACCTTTTAACTTACATTATTTAAATCACATAACCAACAATTATATTAAAGATTATTGTTAAGATCTTTGCGCGGAATTAAAGTATTTAACATATTATCTGCTATTTCATCTAATTCGTCACCGCTTGTTGGAATAATCGTAGGAATTAATTCACAACACGAAAGATTATTTGAATCGAAAGACTCCTTTGTTAATTCTGTTTCTTCGTATGTTTCATTTTCGACAGCGTCGCTGGACATTTGTGTCGGTTGTCCAATGTGTGATTTTGTAACAAACGAGCATGCATGTTGTGATGTTGATGGACCTGCCACCTCTGGCGATGGGCCCGAAGGGGGTGGGGCCGAAGGCCCCGCCATCAGGCGCGAAGCGCCTGATGGTACCAACAAGCGCGAAGCGCTTGTTGGCGCCGCCGAAGACGGTAGAGTGCAAGTGGGACCTTCAGCTCTTCGCACCGATGGGTATTCATGAACCTGAAATTGCGATTCACGAGATCTATCATTTTGAAATGAAGAGACAGAACCAAAAGATTCAAGATGTTGATTGTTCGACGTCATCACCTTCGACGGCAGGTGCGAAGCGCTCACTGCCGAAGCCCCCAGTCCGCCGTCGAAGGCGGAAGGAGTGAAGGGGGCCGCCATAGGCGGCCCCTG